AGAGTCACAACCAAATGCTCCCATGTGTTCATTACCAGGATATTTTATACCATTTTTAAGTACCACTCTATTTTGTAGCCGCTGATTTGGAACCCAGCTAACTTTAAATCTACCTTTTGGGTCTGGATAAAATATTACTTGTGAATCTTTAACACCATTAACCCATTGAAAATTACCAGTTGTAATTCCTAAAGTTCTAGACATTTCCTCGTTATAATCTATTTGCTCATATATTTTAACAAGATTAAATATAGAGTTTTTAGTCTCATCTCTAAAAGCGTGTTCTTCAGTTCTTGGAAACTGACGATAAAACTCATTTAAAGCATCTTGGTCATCTTTTAAACCGTCTACTTCGTTTTGCCAACTATCTATTACACCTACATCTATTAGTTCACCGTCTGGGGCAAACACATCTGTGTCAGGAGTAGTGAATACTGGAACTCCGTACTCGTCAATAAATCCTTCGTAGTTCCACTCCATTGGGATAAACAAAGAGTATAAACCAGATTTTG